GATGGCTAATTGCACCATACCTGACGGTGAGGGCCAATCTGTGGAAGTTATAGGCAATCCTAGAGATGAATATATATTAGCTTTTGACCCATCGTGGTCTGAAAGTGAAAGTTCTGATGATTTTGCCATGATGCTTATAAAACTAAACAAGCAAACTAAGAAAGGTACAATAGTCCACAGTTACGCTTTATCAGGCGCTAGCTTGAAGACTCATATTAAATATATAGCTTACGTGCTTACTCATTTCAATATATCTGCAGTGGTTGGTGATTACAACGGAGGTGTCCAATTTATTAACTCTTGTAATGAAAGCGATATATTTAAAAAGAAGAATCTTAATTTAGGAGTGATAGAGGCTGATCTTGATAAGTCTAAAGACTATAATAAAAATCTAAGGAGACTGAGGAATCAATATAACAAATCAGATAAAAATTTTGTATTCTTGAGGAAGCCGACATCAGCTTGGATTAGATTAGCTAACGAATCTTTACAATCAGCTTTCGATCACAAACGTATATTCTTCGCTGGTGCAGCAATGAATGATGACTACAACAATCAAAGGAAGTCTAGAGTCCCAATTGAACAGTTGAAATTCATAAGAAATGATCAAAATGAAAAAGGGCCAAAAGGGGCTAGAATGATTGATTTTGTAGAACACCAGAGAGATATGATGGATCTAATCAAAGTCCAGTGTGCTATGGTTCAAATCACAACATCTTCACAAGGTACGCAGAGCTTCGACCTCCCCCCTAACCTAAGAAAGCAAACTGGTGCTGATAAAGCCCGTAAAGACTCTTATTCTGCCTTGGTGCTAGGTAACTGGATGATGAATGTATTTTATGATATGGAATCAGATGATATTTCAGATCAACAGAATACCTTCACTCCAATGTTTATTTCTTAACTTTTAAAAGTTGAAAGTTAACTTTGAGGTGTAAGATAATTTATATCTCATGTCTAAAAGAAAATATACTAAACGCTCTGAATATTGGAAAAAGTTTAACATTTCAGACCACCCATCTCAGGTAGAAGATAATACCGAAGAAGCCTCTCCTGAGCTATTAGGGGAGCCTTTTTACACTTCAGACGCTTCTTACAGCGGAGTATCAGAAGCTAGAAGGCAAGGGGCATCAACCAGCGGCTTTTCAGGTTCTAGAACGAATCGAGCTGCTTATACTAATTTACATAATCGTTATTCTAGTATTAGGTTAGGTCTACTACCTTACGAATATTCTTCTGAGGGTATTACCTGCAGAGATGCTATAGAACTTTGTCAAAAAGCTTATTGCAACGTAGCTGTATTCCGAAACGCAATAGATATTATGTCAGAGTTCACCAACACTGATATCTACTTAGAAGGTGGCTCCAAGAAGAGTAGGGAGTTTTTTTATGAATGGTTTAAAAAAGTTAATATTATAGCTCTTAAAGATCAATACTTCAGAGAGTATTATCGCAGTGGTAATGTTTTTCTTTACCGCATAGACGGAAAGTTTAAAGCTGATGATTACGCTAGACTTATCAATCAAGTCGGATCAATTGGCACATCAACCAATAAAATACCACTAAAATATATTCTTCTCAACCCGTATGATGTAATTGCGAAAAGGGCTACAACTTTTACATATGGAGGAGTATATCAGAAAGTTTTATCTGAATATGAATTAGCTAGGCTGGCTAACCCACAAACAGAAGAGGACATTGCTATATTTGAAGCTTTGGATGACGAGATTAAAGAATCTATACAAAGAGGATCTTTTACAAATAAAGGTATCAGTATAGACTTAGACCCTCAGAGGCTTTCATATTCTTTTTATAAAAAACAAGACTATGAGCCATTTGCCGTGCCATTTGGTTTCCCAGTACTTGATGATATCAATGCGAAGCTTGAATTAAAAAAGATGGATCAATCCATTACCCGCACAGTAGAAAATGTGATATTGCTTATCACTATGGGTGCAGACCCAGAAAAGGGAGGGGTTAACCCAAACAATATGGCTGCTATGCAGAACCTATTTAAGAATGAAAGTGTAGGTAGAGTTTTAGTTTCGGATTATACCACAAAAGCTGAATTTATTATCCCTGAACTAAATTTAGTACTTGGGCCTGAAAAGTATCAGATACTCAATGAGGATATTAAACAGGGATTGCAAAATATTGTAGTAGGAGAAGAGAAATTTAATTCTACTCAAGTAAAAGCTCAAATATTTATTGATAGGCTACAGGAGTCGCGATATGGGTTTTTAAATGATTTTTTAAACAAAGAGATAAAAAGGATAGCTAAAGACTTGGGTTTCCGCTCTTGGCCTGAAGCTAAGATGAAAGATATAGACATGAGGGATGAGGTTCAACTTATGAGAGCTTCTACTCGACTTATGGAATTGGGAATCATTACTCCTAAACAGGGAATGGAGATGTTCCACAATGGAAAGTTCCCAAATCCCGATAAATTAGAGCCAGCTCAAAAAGAATTTCTTGAAGAGCGTGAGAAGGGGCATTTCAATCCTCTGGTCGGTGGAGTCCCTGTATTCGACCCTTCAGGTAGTTCATCAGGCCCAAGAAAAGAGAGTGGTAGGCCAGAGGGGACTACTGGTATTCCTTTAGCTAACGCTACTTATTCTAGGGCTAATATTCAAGAAACAATCTATTCTATAGATAGTTTTATCCATGACTCTAAGGCAAAAATGGCTTCTCATTTAAAAGTCGAAGAGCTTAGTCAATCTCAAGAAGAGATGCTCTCTAGCCTCTGCGAATCTATAGTTTGTTCACAGAATAAAGAATCTTGGGACGAAACCCTTGAATCATGTGTAAAAGATTTTAATAAAATAGAGGATTTAGATACTTTACGGGAAGTTTTAGATATATCGTCTGAGCATTCTTTAGAGACTTATCCTGCAGCAATTCTATATCATAGCCATGAAAAATAATTTTGAGTATACAGAAAACGGTATCGAAGTCGATATATCTGAAGCGATGCATTGCGGAGATAAAAACAAAGAAAGTCAATCTAAAAAGAAAAAATATTCTAGTTATGGTTCTCCAGATGTCGATAAACACTATTTTGATTCTAAAGAAAAAGCTATGGCTGACGCTAAAAAAATGGGACTTAAAGGTTTCCATTCACATAAAGGTAAAGACGGCAAGGTTGTCTACATGGCTGGTCCCGATCACGCATCGTTTATGAAAAAACATAAAGAGATGATAAAAGAATCTGAAGCGGGAATGTCTCCAAAACAAAAAGCTGCTCTTGATAAGAATAAAGATGGCAAGGTAACCAAGGAGGATTTCGAACTTCTACGTAAAAAAGGGAAAAAGTCAGAGAGTAAAGAGGAGAAACCTAAGAAAAGCTATGCTAATCTTTTAACTGACATAGCTAACAAAGAAGACTCCGAGTAAATATGGATTACAAATACACCGCGACTTTCGAAGCTCCGCTGTTATCTTGTGAGATAAATAAAGCTTCGTTTATTTCAGAGGCTTCTCTAAAAAACTTAGAGCCTCTCATACCAAAAGAGATAGACTACAATGAGAATGTAGATCTTATGGGTGTGGCTTTTAATGCTGCCGTCATAAATCAATTCAATAAGAATGGTGATGGTATGGATGCGGCAACCGCTGTTAAATACACTAATAAGTTTATTCATAAACCCACTAATATCGAGCATGATAAACAAAAAGTTGTGGGCCATATTGTTTCAGCTGGTTACAGTGACTACAAATCTAGCGAACTTATAGAAGAAGAAGCCGCAGCTTCTATGAAAGAGCCTTTTAATATAGCTCTTGGGGCTGTTTTATATAAGACTATAAACTCTAGTTTTACTAATTTAGTTGAAAAATCATTAGACGAAAATAGCAAACAATATCAGAAAGTATCTGCTAGCTGGGAGGTGGGTTTCAATGATTATGTTTTAGCTGTAGGGAGTGATCGTTTGAGCGAAGCGCGTATTATCTCTGACCCTGAAGAGATATCGGAAATGCAGGGCTTTTTGAGGAGCTATGGTGGAAATGGTAAGACAGATAAAGGGGAGACTATAAATAGGTTAATCAAAGGAGATATATACCCATTGGGTATCGCTTACACTTTGAACCCAGCTGCAGATGTTAAGGGTTTGTATGCCCCTTCTGAAGAAACTAAAAAAGTTTTTATATCTGATAAAAGGGATAAAATTTCACAAAACAGTAATTTAAATGTAAACAACGAAAAGAACATTATTGATATGGAACTTGAAAAAACTCTAAATGAACTAAAGGATCTTCTTAGTGAGAAGAAATTCTCCAAAGAAGCGGTAGCTTCTATGACCGATACCTTTGCTGATGCAATCCGTCAACGGGACGAACAATACCGTAAGGATCTTGAAGCAGAGAAATTGGAGAAAGAAGAAAAGATCAAAGAATATGAAGACCTCAAAGCTTCGGTTGCAGAACT